AATAAGGTCAATCGACCCCTCCTCCATCACCTCCATTTTCTTTGTAGAGTCTGACGTATAAATCGTGTTTGTTTCCATCTTCATTTTCAATTGTTTTTATTCTTCTTTCCAAATACCATAAAGCTTTCTTTAAGTCTTGTAAAGGGGGGTTATCATCTTTTTTTCCACTACGACCTACGTATTTCAATACGTTAAATAAGTAAGCGTCTTTATCTATTCCCCAATTTTCAGCCACTTTTACTACCTCATATGGATTATCTTCACCTCCGTAATGTTCAGGATGGTTGACATGCTCTTTCATTTTTCAATTAATTTTAACATTTTATCTTCGATATCCATAGCATCTTTATATAGCTGGTCTGACTTTTTTCTATTTATTGTAGAATAAAGATTAGATTCATTTAGTAATTTTTCTTTCTTTTTACGTAATGAGTTTAACCTTATCAATCTAAAGACATTCATTTATTTTCGTATTTTTTTCTTTTATTCTCTTTTCGGAGTTTTCTTTTCTTTTTTTCTGACATATTGTCAGTAGTATCATCTAAACCTATTACTGGTTTATTTTTTTTACCTTCTTTCCACAAATTCTTAGGGCAATATTCCCACCCCAACTTAATCATCTTAATAACCTCATTATCTGAGACTCTTTTAATTTCATTACCTTTCTTAATTGTCTTCATAATCTTTGAGTTTTTCTTTTATTTCATTTATTGATTTGTTATCTAAAAACATTTTATAAAACTTGTGTGACCAATCATCTCCAAAAATTAGTGAGTCTGAACTAAACAAATTATTCATGTAGTTTTCCTCAGTCATTTCAATTATCTCTTTTGTTATAAATCTTTTGTTGAATCCCATTTTAAATCTGAATTTAGTTTTACTGATACTATATGTTCTTTATCCCATTCGTTTGGTGATATTAATGATAAGAATTTTTCTCCATTATTTCCATAGTATAAATGATATATATTACCTACGACAGGTTCAAATGAATATGTCGCATTGTAAATCATATTATTTAGGTTGACTTCTTCTATTAATTTATTGTACTTATCGGCAATTTGTTCAAACTCAGATTTAAATATTTTTTGTAATTTATGAGCTCCTTTTTGTCTAAATAAATCAATATCCTCTACCTCGATTTTAGGACCTGATAAGTTAGATGCGTATGGTAATATGTTAGCATGGAATTTTTCATTCTCTTCGTCCCATACGATATGGTCAGGATATCTAGACTTTTTACTCATTTTATATTACTTTCTTTGAGTTCGTCTAATTTTATTGTTTGAGCGATATAGTTAATTACTTTTCTTTTAATTATTGAAAGTAGACACCCTTCAATGGGGAATTCACTATCAAATTTTGCCTCAAAAATCATATGATTCTTTTTAAATTTATGTGTAATTAATTCTCCCCTTTCTTTTAATATAAAATCACACTTCTTTTCGTCATATCTTCTATGAATTTTTTTTATACGATATTCATATAAAAACTTTTCGTCATTATATTCAAATATTAAATAACCTTTATTCGCATTTTTACTGTTTAATTTAACTTCTTTGTTAGTTTGTTGTACTAATACAGACTCAAATACGATAGACCATATTGACTTGGCAATTAAAAAGTAATCTTTTAATTGTTCATTTGCTTTTTTAGATATTTTAACAATTTCTATTAAATCATCATTACTTACACCTGTTAATTTTTTATGTGATAAATGAGTTAAAAGTATTTCATCATCCACATTTTCAGGTTCTTTTTTTAATTCTATTCTAGTTAAGTTTTTACTTATAGAATTAAGATTAGCTAAATGTAAAGAAAGCTCTTGGAACGTTGGGTATAGTTTAAAGTTTTCTAAGTCTTTATCTATTTTAGAAATATAATCTAATAGAACATACTCTTTATGTTCCATATCTATGGGTTCTTGTAAAATCCAATCTAAAGGTAATCTCATAATTAAATGTTATACCTCATATAATAAAAAAAACTTTTAATTAATCAATTAATCCATCCTAAATACATAATAATCGTAACCATCAATCCTAATATCATACTCCACACCATCATAGTGGGATATGTTGTGACCAACTCCATCCGTATCGACCGCATCCTCAATTACCTCATCTTTATTTACGAATTCTTCAATGTCTAAATCATATTCTTTAAGGTAATTTTGTGGGTTAGACCTAACGTCACTTAAATAATAATTTACCTTTTCTTCTATCATTTCCTCTGTGGGTTCTCCCTCAGGACTCAACGCTAAGTCATCTCTTTCTTCTTCTAGCTCCTCTATTTTATCATAAATTTCACCTCTTTCATCACTACTATATGGAAAAGTGTCCGTGTCTCTAGTTTTACGATATAATTCTTCAATCTCTTGGTCTAACTCTTCGTGTCTTTTCTTTTGTTCTGCGGACATAGGTAATTCATCTTCTTCAAAAATACTTTCCCAATCGTCTCTAACATAATCATCATACCAACTTTCGAAGTAGGAAACAATAGAGTCTATGTCTATATAATTCATTAAATAGTCTTCATTAAATGATTCAAGTAAACCAATATCACTAATTAATTCGTTGAGTCGAGATTTAGCAAGTTCGTAAACCTCATCCCACTCTCCAACAATATACTCACTATCGGTTTCATTTTCACCTAGCCATTTAAACGCTAATATATTACCAGGATAAAAAGAATCTGTTTCGGGTATTAAATTATAGATGTCTTCATCTTCACCTATTTCATTCATTAACCATTCATTCCTTAATCCACTCATAACCGCATTAGCCTTTCTTCCAACGTCATCTAATTCGTTGTTATCAGGGTTCCAAGCATCTCTCTCCTTTATATCATCCATCTGTCTAAGTAACCTCTCTCGTCTCCTTCTATCATCTCTTATACGAAGTCTTTCAACTTCTTGTTTAGCTCTAACTTTATCTTTGAAAATCTCTATCTCATTTTCATACTCCGTATTCATATATTTTTGTATGTCATTATTGATTTTTTCAAATTCAGGTGTCCCTAATATCCACCCTGTTTTAAATGACTCGTCAGGAGCATCAAAAAATGTTTGAGTTCCGTCATATTTCTGTAAAAGAGCCACTTTATAGAACCTACTACCTGATTTAGCTTTTTTATCTAAAAAGTAAAACAATTTACCATCTCTATTGTATGTTTGAAAGTGAGCTTCACTACTTTTAGCTGCGGTACACCATTTACTACCTGTACCATAATAACAACTAGCGTCATGTGTCTTTGGTGATATAACGGTGAATCTGTCATCTTCGTAAACAACATCTGCACCATCAATTTGCTTTACGTCCCTTCTTACTTTATTTTCGTGATTTACAATTGCGTCGGATATATCTTTTAAAGTATCATATTGATTAATGTCTTTTTGTTCTAAGTTTTTTTGGAATCTAATGAATTTTTCAATCGCTATTTTAGCTTTTATCATATCCTCATTAACAGACTCGGATGAAATGACTTTACCTAAAAAATTTAAATACTTTTGATTTGAAGATAGTTCTCTTGATAGTAAGAATATCTTCTTCATATCATCGTCACTAAATTTACCTTTGTATTTTGATAAAAACTCTTCCTTTCTACCCTCTAATAAAACTTTACTAAGATTCATATTGTAATACTTTTATGATAAATATTAGTAGTTTATAAAATAAACTTTTTAAAGACTATTTATATATTAAATAAACCCTCACTATTAAAAAAATTAAAATTATGGGATGTGGATGTAAAAAAAAGGCTCAACAAGCTCAACAACAAGGACAAGTTCAACAGCAAAGTAATACTAAGTCCGTACAGGAAACCGTGAATAAAACTGTGGAAAAGTACTATAAGAAAAAAGACTGAGTAAAAGCCGTTATAAAATTAAAAAGGGATGTATTACATCCCTTTTTCTATTTATAGTACTTTTATTTATTGGTATATTTCATAAAAAGTATAATATGGAAACAGTTTTTTTTGGGAAGAATTTAGGGAATTTATTTTTAAATGAAATAATAAAGGAGTACGATAAAATTGATGTCTCTCATATCACCAACTTAGAATTAGTGGATGTTACTCAATTTATCATATTAAGAGGTAAAACTTCGATAACTAACCCTATAAATTATTCTAAATTATTTAGAAATTATGTGGAAGATAAATTAGGTGTTGAGAATAAGTATAGTATCATAGACTTGATTGAGTATGGGTCTTCGATTAATTACAAAGATGTAATAGTAAAAAGTAGTTTCGATAATAAGTCTTTATACCCTAATCAGCTTTTTTTAAACTCACATCAACAAGGTGAGTATTTAATTGACGACACTAATAATATAATATTCACTACAAATGAATCGTTGTATTCTAAAATATTATTAGAAGGTGATTACTCTCACTATGTAAATAAGAGGTTAAAAACCAATAAGTCATTTATTTGTGATAAATTTTATGGAATGAGTTTATCACCATTCAAAATATATGAAACGTATTTAAAATACATTTCTCATAATCTTTTTGAAAGACAACTATGTAAAGATATATCTTACAATCTATACTACGAAGGTGATATTGATAAGTTAAATTGGGAGACCATGTCTTTTGTTATTGATAGTAATTCTTTCATGGTAGATAAAGAATGGATAAAGTCATTAATATTGGATTTATTTGACTTTAATATTAGTCATGCAAAGTCACATTTATCTATGGATAAATATGACTTTGAGAATGATATTACTGGTATTTCTCCTTGTTGGAAGGTTAGAGATAGGACTTCAGAAATGATTCTATTATAATAAGAATTCCTTAACTTTTTGAGTCGCTTCATTTAAGTCTTTAAATGATAGGTCGGGCGCTAATAACTGTATTTCAGGTTTTTTACCTTCTTTAATTTCAACTAACGTTAAAGCGGGTAGATATTCATTTTTAGTTGCATCAACAAATTGTTGGTACTCTTTTTCGTGTTCATGAACATTTCTTTCGTGATAATCTAAATTCTCTTCTTTTAACATTTTTTTTAAAGACGAGCAGTGAGGACACCCTTTCATACTATATAAAATTACTGTTTTCATTATAGTACGTTTTTAACCATTTCTAATAGTTGGTTTTCACTAACTAACCCAACTTTATTTCCGACATTTTCTCCTCCACTAAAAATTTTAACATAAGGAATTGAACGAACTCCTAATTGAGCCGCCATTTGTTGGTCTTCTTCAATGTTAAATTTATAAACTTTCATTTCACTTCCTTCTTCTTCTAATTTTTTAGCGACACTTTCCATAATAGGACTTAACATTCTACAAGGTCCACACCAATCGGCATATAAGTCTACCATAAATTTTTCACCTGAATTTATTTTTTCTTGTAATTCTTGTGCATTTATTTTCATATTGTTTTATATTTTTTAAGTTGATTTAAATAGAAGATTATACTATCAGAGGAATCTTCATTACATAAGTAATAGAATTTATATGTATTTTCATATTCATTTTTAATAAAGTATAATAGTGTTTTAGTATCTATAAACTGTATTAAACCTTTATTGTAAATAGTAACATGACCATCAAAGTGTTTTTTTGACCATATTATTTTATTTTTTTTTAAAGTTATTCTTAACGCATCAATAGTGTAAAAATCAGTTTCTATAATAGAAGGTAAACTTCCAATTATATCTTCAGATAAAGTTAATACTTTATCAGGTATATCATAACTATTATGTGTTTCTTTATCTCCCATTAAACTTCAAGTAATTCTTTTTCTATACTTTTTGATTTTTTTACGTAATCAATACTATCACTTATTACTTTAGTTATTTTATATGGGTCGGCGTTAGAGGCTGGTCTTCTATCTTCTAAATAACCATTCCATGTTTTACTTGTTTGTAATGGAACCCGTATAGACGCCCCTCTATCGGAAACACCCCAACTAAATTTAGTTATACTTTGAGTTTCATGTAACCCTGTTAGTCTCATCTCATTACTTGAACCGTAATTCTTAATATGTACATCGTGTCTCTCCTCGAAAGATTTAAATATATCTTGGTAGTACTCCTCATCTCCGTCTTCTCTCATTTTTTTATTAGAGAAGTTACAGTGAAGTCCTGAACCGTTCCAATCACCTGTGACAGGTTTAGGATGAAATTCTATATCATAACCGTAATCCTCGGACATCTGATGTAAGATATATCTAGTTATCCATAGGTCATCACCGGCCTTAATTTTACCCTTACTGAATACTTGATATTCCCACTGGCCTAACATGACCTCAGCGTTAGTCCCTGTGATATCTATACCAGCCATTATACAGTTTTCCATATGTTTATCAACAAACTCTCTACCGGTTACTTGTCCATTACCGACACCGCAATAATATTTCCCTTGAGGTTCAGGAAATCCGTTTTTAGGAAATCCTATAGGTTTACCGTCTTTCATTAGGGTATACTCTTGTTCAAATCCAAACCATAAATCTTCATCATCTTCATTAAACAATCCTCTGTTATTACTTTCGTGTAATGTACCGTCAGGGTTTAAAACTTCACAAAGGACTAAATAACTTTCTAATAACCCATTATTTAATGGGTTTGGGTAGAGTGTTACAGGTTTTAATATACAGTCTGAAAAATGTCCCTCAGCTTGTTCAGTTGATGACCCATCGAATGACCATTCAGGACAATCAGTTAACCCTACACCATGAACGGTTTTACCGTGTATAGTATGTGTCGGTGGGTTGATTACTTTTACTTTACTCCTGAGATTAGGTTCGGGACTATACCCATCCAACCAAATATATTCTAATTTAATTTTCATATTTTGTTTTTTAAAATAATAAAAAAGGGGTTCAAAAACTGAACCCCTTTTTCATGTTTTTTTATCAAAAACTTAGAAGTTATATCTTAAAGATGCGTTCCAAGTTCTACCAAATCCAAACCACACTGAGTTACGTGTATCAATACCGTTCCAGGTATCTGACGTTTCAGATGCGTGAATATTAGTATTTGACTCTGCAATGTATGTAGTGTCGAATAAGTTATTTACGTTAACCCTAAACGTTGCATTGTTACCTAACAAATCAAAACGAGTGGTAACACCCAAATCAACTAAATTGTATGATGGTAACTTCAACGCTCCCTGGTTATCGGGTGTGAAGAAGTCAGAACCTGTGATTGAGTAGTCAGCGTAAAGTCCGTCAACATATCTCATACCTAAGTCTACATTCACACCTTTAGTTACTCTGTAGTCAACACCTAAGTTTCCAACAACTTGTGCTGCATCACCAACTTTAGCCCCTTCAGTATAAAGAACTCCTGTACCAATCTCTTCTTGATTTTCATCAAACAATGTGGTTTCAAAGTCTTTTGTGTACTTCCAGTCACCCAATGATAACATACCTGTGAGTTTTAAGTTGTTAGTGGGTCTATATGTAGACTCTAACTCGATACCATTGTGTTGAACGTCAATATCTCTGAACTGTGCAAATCCATCAACTCCTTGAGCGTTAGTCAATGATAGTGCTCTAAATCTATTACCCCATGTTGTTGCGTATGCGTTAACATTAACAGTAAGTTCATCACCTAGGTATCCATAACCTAATTCAAATGAAGTTATCTCCTCATTTTGTAAGTCATCATTAATGTTGTTAGCATAACTTGGGAATACTGCTGAGAAGTTTGGTTGACGTGAGATGAATCCCGCGTTAGCAAATACATTAGACTTTTCATCAATATTATAGTTTGCACCACCCTTAATGTATCCACCACCTAAATTAGCGGTTTCTGAAATTGGGTTGTCTGGTTGGTCAAAGTAATCTTCTCTTTGGAACGACTGATTTGATAATCCTGCTTGTACCACAGCATTAACTCTTCCATCATCATTATACTCGACAAGACCATTAACACCTGCCCATCCAACATTACCTACGTTATAGTAGTCAATTTTTGGACCGTTAAGACCTGTATTATTGAAAGGACTAGCGTTTACAGTTGTGTTAACAAACTGACCTACGCTATTGTCGTTACCTGTTGAGTAGTACGCGTCAAATCCCATAAGGTTGTTTACTGTACGGTAGTGGTATCCTTTATACTTTCTGAGGTCAATACCTATAGAAGCTCTCCACTTGTCTTTATCGTACTCTAAATTAGAGATAGCACCTACCCAGTCGTGTGAGTTCATAGACGCTCTACGAATCATACCACCGCTGTTGACACCTCCTTCATTATACCCATTTGAACCAATGAGTTGTCCGTAAAAAGGACTATCCATTAAAGTTGAATCTGGAATTGTTCCGTCAGCATCAATACCATAAGTTTGAGCTCCTGATTGATTGTCTGCAACAATAGCGTCGAAATCAATTGTACCGTCATCGTTGCGGAATTGGGTTGTACTATCTTCATACATGAACTCATACAAATCTTTTCTATAAGGATGGACATCGTAGTTTCTTCCACGAGGACCTGTTCCTCCACCACGACCAGCAGAACCATAAACCGAAGTATTCAATGTTAAATCTTCGTTGATGTCCCAATCCCAGTTAAAGGTTGCAAGTGGTTTGTTATAGAAGTTTCTTCTCATAGAGAACTCTTCTCCATTTAAAGTACCTCCGTTTGTATTCCACCGAGCGTTGATACCATCGTTATTCTGTTCACCAAATGTTTGAAAGTCTCTAATAGAAACCCAAACGTCTCTTTGGTGGTGCCATTGACCTGCACCTAAAACAGATAGGTTCAACGCGTGTTTTGAACCTTCAGGTTGGTATCCCACAGCTCCGAAGTATGTCCAACCTTCACCACTGGTGTTGTCAACATATCCGTTACCTGCCCATCTACTCAATAAGAATGATGATGCCCATCCATTATCATTTTTACCTGTATTGTAGTTAACACTTGTCTTAGTGTAACCATCATTACCAATAGTTTCAGATACAGAACCACCTTGTTCCTTCTCTGCCGCCTTGGTGGAAATAGAAACGGTACCACCAACAGATGGAACCGCCAAACGTGTTGCACCCAATCCTCTTTGGATTTGAATGCCTGAAGCAACATCGGTAAGACCTTGCCAATTGGACCAATATACCCATCCATTTTCCATATCATTAACAGGTTGACCGTTAATTAGGAATGATGTATTACGTTGGTCGAAACCTCTAAGAGATATTCTTGAGTCTCCGTAACCACCACCTTGTTTCGTAGCATAGACACCAGGTGTTCTATTCATGATTTCAGGGAATTCTTGGTTTCCGACCTTCAAAGCAATCTCTGATGGACCAATAGTTGATACCGCGACCGGTGTTTCCCTCACTTTCGCAAAGTCAACAACGTTTACGATTACGGATGCTTCATCCAAACCCAACGCCGTAGCGGTTAATGATATGGTACCCATATCTTTTAGTGCTGGTACAGTTATTGTTTCATACCCGATAAAACGTACAACTAAGTTTCCTGTAGCCTCACTGTCGAGAGTGAATTCACCTGATACATTAGTTGATGTTCCTCGTGTGTTACCTTCAAGATAGACATTCGCTCCGATGAGCTCATTACCTGTCTTAGAGTCAACAACTTTACCTGTAATTTGGGAGAATAGGCTCGTAGTTGAGACCATCATTACTCCTAACATAAACAATCGATTAATTAATTTCATTAGTTTTTTTTTAAGTGTTTATTGGTTGTTTATATAATAAAAAACTACCCCCACTCTGAGGGTAGTTCTAAATTCAATTTATGTGGTTTTTTCGGTTTTCGTTTCCGTAAACACGAAGGGGTCTCCTTCCCCGTCATTAATAAATGCGTAACCTCTTTCTATAAAAGCGTCCTGTGTACTACCCACACCATCATAGAATTCCATCATAGCGTTTTCGTATGACTCTTCATCCTCCATTTCATCCTCATCAGGATATTCAAAGTCATCGTCTTCATCCGTAAAGATTTGATTTTTATATACTAAAGTACCACCAACTGGGTCGTAACCCTCATCTTCATACCTATTTTCTACTGCCACATTAGGGTCTAATTCAACAAGTAGGTTGTAAAGATGCATTGTAAATTCTTTAACCGGATACCATGCCGATGTAACTTTAATTTCATTATCATCTATAGTATGTTCAAAGTACGCCCATTTAGAACCTATATTTTCCGATGCCCATGTATTCATAGTTCCACCTCCTTCACTAAGTTCAGGGTCACTATAAAATACCTTTGCGAAACCACCGGTATTCGCATAGTCTAACCCGTCAAGAGTCTCGATGTATTTATTCATACGCTCTTGTACTTTCTCATTTCCGATAACTCGGATGTTGTTACTTACGTGATTTGCCATATTTGTAATTTTAAACTCACTAAGAATAATCGAACTTAATTATAAGAAAAGTCTTAGTGTGTAGTTTTTTATTATCGCCCTTGTCCTCGATAACTCTTTTTATAATTTTTGGAATTTTTGTTTTTGGAGTTTTTCGTCTTGGAGTGTACACCGGGACGATTTACTGTGTTCTTGGTTTCATAACCTCCTGCAATTTTTGCCATAATTTTTTCTTATTTAAAATGTTTTACTCAACAAATATATGACATTTTTTTTAATAAGTCAAAAAGGTAAGTCGAAATCTATAAATTCATCTGTACTTTCAATATTATCTTCCCATATCAAATAATCAAAACTACTATTAAGTTTTTTATTTTTATAAAAATATGATTTGGTTTTAATTATTTTACCGTTACTAAACTCTTTAGTCATTTTAGGTAAATCAAAATTATTATTATTGAATAATATTTCAATTCTATTATCTAATACTTCCAAGGCGACGTTCCAAGTCTCATCTAAATTACTATTAAATTTTCCTCTACTTTGAGTTCTATTTAAACTATTTTTTAATATTTTATATTCTACTGTTGCCCTATCGTTACCCACTATATCATTTTTTCTTAATGATATGATTAAAGATTCAGGTTTTTCAATATAGGTTCTAACACAATTAGACTGTACCTGGGACTCCTCGTTATAATCCCCTGAACTTGTTAATACGACAGGGTGATAACTTTCGTTTGACCATCCTTCTATGGGTACTTCTATAACCTGAAAGGTGTGGTCATTATATATTCTCTTTATTTTACCTTTCTTATATGTTTCAACTAACTCACTTATAGAATAATGTTCATCATTAAACTGTGATATGTTAGTGAATTTCATCCTGAAGTCTTCTCCATACCTTTTTAAAGATTTTATAATATGTAAATGGTCTTTTATAATTGACCAATTCATATCTTTATTATCATTAATTAAGTTAACTATCCTTTTTTTATCATTATTATTAAGATAAAAGTAAGACCTTTTATTAAAATCAACCAAATTAAACCAAGCAGAATACATACCCACACTACTTTTACTAAAAAAACTTTCTCTTATTTTATTAAAATAGTCCACACCTAAATTGTGAAATACTTCAAATAAAGTAAAAAAGTCAATGTCTCTCCCTTGATTTAATATCTTTCTGACTCTTCTACCTTTTAATTTGTTTTTATCCATAAAGAACTGTGTTAAGTTTCCCTTTTTGATAAGCTCTCTTTTTGGAATTTGTAGGACGGTATATTGTAATACCGAGTCGGGATAAGATACTCCATTAACTTTTAAATATAATTTATACATTTCACCCTCTAAGTGGTTTGACGTATATTCCATTAAAATGTTGGTGCGTTTATATATCTGATTAACAAATATTTTTATTGCTTGTAGAGCAACCTCATCTCCTATAGTATTAAAGTTATTGGTTGTAGAAATCATATCTTTCCAATCTTTATTTTTACTTACTACGTGATTAAAGTGTCTTCTTATGGCTAATTTTATTTCTGTTAAGAATGGTAATTGAAATCCATTACATCTAATTCTTTTAGATATTATCTTTTTACGTTTTTTGGATATGTGTCCATGATAAAAATTTTTACTTTTAGTGTTATATGTGACAAAACTTATTTCTTTATTCACTTGGAAATATTGACTTCCGACCAATCTTTTAAAAATTTTATGATAAAACCTGATACTGACCTTATCACCTGATTGTACAATTTTCACTCTTATTTTAATAAGGTGTAGTTGTTTAGTTTTATCAGAATAAAACTTTTTTACCTCTTCGTCTTTGATTGTCTCATCTCTCTCAAAAAAGAATTTTCCGTATTTTAAAGTGGGATGTTCGGAGGCTGGATTACTTATGTCACAACTATTTTTAAAATGTTCTAATATGTTAATTGTTCCTTCTTTTTCGTAAAGTATAATTTCACCCATAATAAGTTTAATTTATTAAATAGTAAAATATAATTTCTGAACTTTCAACTCAATTTAAATATATTTTACCAAATTTACCTTCCATAGTTACTGTAAATTTTTTTTCACTTTCAACCGTATTCAATTTTAAAATAACCTCTATCATCTGCTTTTGGGTGAGTTGTATATCATGACCTTCTTTGTGGTTAATTAATGCCATATTATATACCGCATCGAAAAAATTATCAGCAGGTGAGTCACCAATCAAAGTATATAATTCTTTTGGATTTTCGTTAAAGAATGTTTTTATCTGTGAAAGATATATTTGCACGTCAACATCACTCATTTAATTATTTTTTTAAAATCTATGTAAAATGAAAATAACCGTT